ATGGACTATCACCAAAATCACTTCTTACACTAGTGATACCAGGAAGACTCAGATAACCATATCCAGGATTAGTAATCTTAACATCTGAAATAGGACCATAAGCTGTTCTAGATGTTGTTTCATATTTAATAGATGCAGTATTCTGATCCCAATATGTTTCTTGGGGATTACCTCTCAGGTTGAATTTGATCGAGGTAGAACCAACACCAACAACATCATATGTACCATTGTATTCACTTGTTTCAACAAAGATTTGATTATTAGAAGGAGACTCAATATCAATATAATACTCTCTCCAATCACGAGTGATCTTATCTAGATTCACCAGTTCAAAGTTATACCAAAGATTTTGAGGAACATAATCACTTACGAACAAAGTAAGATTAGCATCAGAATCTAAACCAGGTCTACCAGACCTAGTAACTTCAAACTCTCTGGTTTCTGAGGATGATCTATATTCAGTTAGGTATTGATAATCTGAGAACAAATTCATCTCAAATGCACTATACCTAGTCTCATTAGAAAGGAAAGACAATGAGGAATCAGATAAATCAAACTTAAGATTTTGATTTCTTCTTACCGTAACGAGAGGATTGACTTTAGAGATAGAACCATTACCAGAAGAAGTCAGATCAACAATTTTAGGTGATTGAGAGTTGAGATCAAACTGATGTTCGATCAGTTGAATTTTGTTCTTATCGTAAGAAATAACAAAATACAATTTCTCACTCTCAAGACCACCAACAGGACTACTTGAAAGATAAAGAACTTTATCACCCGTTGAATAATCATGATCTGAAATAGTAATAGTATTTCTAGTCAGGTCTACATCTGAACCATCAAAATTATTTTGATCAAATACAATTCTTCTATTAGAAGTATCATACTTAACAACTACTGTTTTAGTTGTGAGTGGTTTGAGATTCACAAAGACTCTGTCACCCTCAACAATTCCATGAGTCTTGGCTGTAGAAACATTTACTAGATTCTTACTAACCTGTCCTTTTACTACATTAGTGAGATCTGATTCAAAACTCTGATATACACCATTACCGGAATTGGTAAAGTACATTAGACCTGGTGCACTATTGACACCAACATAACCACCATTTGTTCCAAATCCAACTTTACCAGTGGAAAGACCAATAGTATCTTGAGTCAGAGGAACAACGTATACAAATTGATAATCAGAGAGATTTTGATATGTTGTACCATCTACACCATTCCAGAACTGAATGGAAGTATTAGTATATGTGTTGTAATACAACTTGTCGTTGATTTCCAGTTTATGGTTAGGAAGATATACAGACTGTGGATTTAGATTTCTAAATGTTGCACCAACACCAGCATCTGAGAGGAATACAGTGGTACCAACACCAAGAACTGTACCAACACCAACAGACTCTCCTGGGATGAAGTAATACTCTTCATTTGCTCTGAGTTTCTTACTTGTGGTAAGACCAACAATGTTTACTCTAAACTTACGAGGATCTTCTTGAACAATAGCTCCACTCGTATGTGCAACACCAACTGTTCCGTCCTGTTCTCTAATAACACGGACTCTTGATAACTCATTATCAATATTCAGAACTTTGACTCTTTCGGTTCCAATACCTAAAATATCATTTGGTCTGAGGAATGGATATGATAGAGATCCAGAAACATAGAAGTAAGTAGTAATACCAGTTACCCCAGATGTTTGGATACCAAGGTTTAGAACAAAGTTATCAGACCTAACACCAACTGTGTACTGACCATTAAAACCTTTGAAGTATTCTGACAGACTATCAATCCTAATACTATCACTGGCTTCAAAGTTTGTGGGAACAGAACTAAATCCAATAAATTTATTTGGATCATTATCAGTTACAAACTCAACATTATCGATAACAATTGATTCTGTTCTGACATCAATAACTCTTTGACCTTCAATTTTGGAAACTCTAGCCTGAACTTCTTTTCCACTGGTATAGTTGTTATTGAATCTAAGTCTATCATTGACCTGATAATTTTTACCTCCAGTTACAATACCAATATTCTGAATTGTTCCTTTAGACGCAGCAGTTACTACTAAACTCTGTGGCTCAATACCATTTGAGTTAGTAACATAATCATAGTCAGATCTATCATCGTTTAAGTGATAAGCTTCAGTATTTCTGAACCAACCATTTTTCTCAAGGTCGTAATCTGTTTGATTTGCACTGATTGTAAAATTAAAGAGATTTGGTCTGTATTTGAAAGTATCACCAACAGTGTATGGGAAAGCAGGAGTCTTGAAATTCTTAAACGGACCTTTTGATGCTACTGTTTGCTCAAAAGTACTAAAATAAGCATAAGTTCCATTTGGATAATCTGGTGTTACACAGAATCTACCATTGTGTTTATCAAGATCACCTTTATTAGTGAAGAAATAATCTTCAATGAAGAAACCACCAGGATAAAGGGATCTAGAGGGTCTGTGTACTGAATCTTTTTCAGTATCCTTCAGTGAATAACTGGAGGACATTTGTTTGATACGACCATTCTTAGCATTCTCAAATCCGTAGGGTCCATAGATGGGATTTCCATCATATGCCCAACCAATGATAGGTGAGTGCTTATCATTATTAACTTCTGAACCTTTTTTCTTGAGAAGATCAACTCTTCCGAAGTTTTTAGACCCATCACCTTCAAGAGAGTTGATACTTTCTCTCAATTCTCTTGGTGGGTAGATATTAGAAATCTGAAGTTCTAAGTTACTATTAGATTCTGAGATAATACAATCAGAATCATCAATATTGTTAAGTTCCTTACGGAATCTATTAATATTCCACTCATTCAGTCTTGCACTAGCAGAATAGAACTGTCCAGCAGGTACAACCTCAATCGTTGTTCTATTCGCAACATATCCAATACCGGAATATTCAATAACTACGTCTACAATTCTTCCATTATCAGTAATTGCAATCAATTTAGCAAAGTTTCCTCCACCTTCACCTCTGACAACCAAATCAGGAGAAGAAAAATACTGAGAACCACTCTCATTGATGATGACATCAACGATTTCACCATTCGAAATAATTGGAGTCAGTTTTGCACCTTCTCCACTCTTAAATCTAACAACAGGAGACCTGTTAAAGTTTAGAATCTCATCAGAACCATATTTTTCACCACCGAGAATCATATCGACAGATCCTACTTCACCTCTGATGATTGGTTGAACCTTACATCCGAAATCTTGACCAACTAAAGTCGAAACACCGACAACACCATCAACAGAAACTACAATAGGTTTGTAATTAAAGAATCCAGTTCCCCTAGATTCCAAATTTACATAGATATTTCTCTTATAATAGTAATCTTTGGCAACGGCACCCGTTCCAGAGTCAGATAGACGGAAATGATTCTCATCCAACCTATGAACATAGTAATCAGAGGTTGTACTAAGGCCAGAAATTGGTGTTTCACCATCAATTTCATAATAATTGATGATTTGACCAGAATCATACCCATGATTCAAAATATAAATTTCATCAGTTCCAACATTTACACCATCATCGAGGAAAACCTTTCTCTTTTTGTTCTGATAACCACTTCCTGAATCTGTAACAACAATACTGGAGACAATTTTCTTTCTTTTTTCAGATTTAATGTTGTGAATACCTAAACCAATGTCAGTCATCTCGACTGTATTGATTCCAACATTAGAATCATCAAAAGTATTATGAAGAGTAACCTCATATCCGTTCAAAACTCTGATATGATAAGAAGAACCAGTTACTAAACCAACAATTCCCTTCTGATCTTTGGTGTCATAGACAACTTTCTCATTATCTGCAAATTTATGGAAAGTAGAGAATCCAATAATACCAGTTTCTGTAGTGATACCACCATTTCTGCTAGTATTAACTCCAGCATTGAATGAAATTGAATATTCAACTTCAATCATATTAACTTCTGCCTTAGCACCCTCTCCTTCACCTCCAGTAATGGAAACAACAGGAGTATCTTGATAATCAAAACCAGAATCAATAACTCTAATTTCTCTTAAATCACCTTTTACTGATGCATTACCGGTTGCACCACTACCAATAGCTTGTGGGATAAGGAAATCAACGTCTTGAATGTGAACCAGAGGTGGATTGATAACATCAAATTCAGTTCCGCCATCTTCAACGTCAATACTGACAACAGAACCATAGTACATCTTGTCTGATGACTTATAATT